CCTTAACTTGGTACCATTTCGAAAGAATTAGGTCCCAAGAACCCCCACCCCCCTTACAAAGGGTGGGGAGGCAAGTCGTACGGTCGTCCTCGTCTTTCGACGAACTGTGAATGTGTTACGGGATGCAGATCCCGATAACGCCGCGTACAAGTGAGCGATGCCCACTTCTCGTCTGTCTCGACCGTAATTACTACGGTCTTCGACAGCCCCATGTTTAAGTTCTTTCCACTCCCAGCACCACAGGCTTTTGGCCCATCGAGTATGAGGAGAGGTCAGAAAATCAGCATGGGCACAATCGACCCGAAACGCAGTATCAGTTATATCGGCGTAAGCCGGTGCAACGTAACGCGTTCGGATTGGAATCGAGTCTCGTAAGAGATCTCGAGCCCATTCAAAAGCAACGGTCGTAAGATCGCTGCGATAGGTCGAATTGTGAAACTTGAAGTAGCTCTCGAGTGAATCGAGAGGGTAATCAAGGTACACTGGGCGTACATTCACGCCTTGCCAGTAGTCTTCCCCACACGATTCACGAAAAGGACCAGACGTAAACGTCTTGTCCGGATTCGTGTCGAAACCCAAAGCCCGTAAAAGGGTGATTAAGTCATCGGCACGAGACCCGCGAATCGCTATGTCATCACCATAAACGCGAAAGTCAACATTAGGTTGACCACCGCCTACCGCATGGCAGGCAGCCGCGAATATGAGTGTTTGCAAGGGAAAACAAAAGCCATTCCCCATCGAACAGAATTTCGAATAAGGATAAACCTTATTCTTATATCTGAACGACTTGGACCTGAGTCTATCCAAAAGATAGAACCAGTCCGGGGGAAGAAGGTTCTTAACCAAGCCAATCGAAATGCTATCACTAGCACTCGAAAGGTCAATGGTCGAGAACGTATCGCCTATACCGATAGAACCCTCGCGGGCCATCTCGGAGTTACGGAGCTGATTGGTAAGATCTAAATCAACGCGTTTTCGAAGGAAATCGCGCATCGTTAGATCGACACCTTTCTGCAAGTAACCATTAAGGCACGGCTCAATGGCAATAGATCTACGCGTGAGCGTAGTCTTAGGGACGAACGTGATATCGTTATGTTCGACTATAACACAGCGCTCTTTGAACAGTCTTGTGAAAGACTTCTCATCGTTAACATAGACGTCAGGGGACACGAGTAACTCGTGCACCTGTACATGCTTATGAAGCGCATAACGTGCATAGTCAAAGGCAGCGGGAGTGACGGACCAACTAGATAGGAGTTTCCTCTTCTTGTTGGTAGCATTACCGTGTATTCCGACGTTTGCCCCAGGGCCAAAGTCGCATCTATCTGTGATAGCACCAAGATTAGGTGATACCCCCAACACGTAAGTGATGAAGGATCTCATTTTCTCAAGGTGATACTCAGAGGCTCTGAATTCCTGCAAAGGAACGGCAGAGCCGGAGAAGATTGCATTAAAAGCGTCGCATTTCGCTTCGCTTTTAAGAAACTTCTCCCAAGCAGCATCCTCCGCCGCAGCCGCGAGGCCACGGACCGGGAATGGATACTTCTTGATTAGAGCAACTAACTGATTCGCCGAGTAATGACTCTCGGCATCGTCATACACTGTTGACGACAAGGAATCAGCACCCTCAAGTAATTTGCGGACAGTTTCTTTGTTAGTAAGATCAGCCTCTCGTAAAGAGAGGACGAAATCACCAAAGGAACCGAAGCAACTTAGATGAGAGTGAACTCTGACATGCTGATGGACAATCTCCAGGTAAATCCTGAGAGATCGCGCTTTGAGTTTCTTTCCCAAGAAATTCACTTGGGTAGGAATGGGGTCTTTCATTTCGAAAGTCTCCGTTTGATGAACGAACTAAATCCTTAGTAATAAGGATTGTAGCCACAATTGTAGCTATTGCTACAATTGTAATCAACGTATCCCGCACTTTATCAGTACGAGATTTGTTGGTTCTTAGCAAGCGTCTTCGCAGACGCAGAGCTAAGATAGGCGCCAGTGTCGTTCAAAAGCGCGTCCACATCAGCACTAGCGGCACCGACCGGAACGGTAACCTTGATCTCGACCATACCATCACTCGTAGGAGTGAGTGCATTGGTCAAAGTCAGGGTACGCGTCATCTTCGCGGTAACCTTTGCGACTCCAGAGAAGTTACTGACGGGGCTAGGAGCGATACGACGCAGGATGAAATCATCCTTAGTCGTAACAGTCTTGGCCGCGCCAATATACCCTACGGCATTACTGCCATAGGAATCTGCAGAGTACGTTTTGGTGTTGAAAGTAAGGGACAATGGATGTTACTCCGTATAGTTACGTGTGTTGCTGAATAACTTTTTGCCGCGCTTGTTCAAGGCACGGTTAAAGTCATTCAGATGCTTAACGGGAAGTTTCCCGATAAGCAAGGTGACAGCGTCGAGAGCCCGCGTCAAATTGGAAAACTTGAAATCAAGTTTAAAAGCCAACGACGGGGCACCTAAGCCGATAGATCGAGAGTACGATTTCAGGACACGTTTGCACGTGACTGATGTCGGAGCAGAAATCATTGTAAACGTAGATGGGTTAATAATTTCAGAATTATTACCCACCCATATTTGCGTTGATTCCTGTTCTAGCACCGTACAAGACCCGATCTGTGTAAGGCCAAAAGCAGGTATCATTGACCCAATAAAGTCGCCGATATTTGCAAACCAGTCATATATGAACGAATTAGACATAAGCTCCCAGGGAACGGTTGCAAGATTCTTGTAACCAAACCCTAGAGCGTCTAATATTGTTCTATTGTACTGGTCCACGGATAATACCCGAATACGAGCGACGTTTTGTGTTGTCGTCGTACCGGATATTCGTATTGTAGCCGCATCGGACGAGGAACGCGATAGTGACGTAAAGTCACTAACAATTTCCTGCGACCTAGTCGACTCCAATACTACTCCGAGGTTGACCTTCAGAGCCTCAATGATATGGAAAATATCACTAACGGTTGGTGCAAAACCATACCGTGTCATGAGATATATGGATGAAGCCTCCCTTACCATAAGGTCAGGCCTGTCGTGTTGTGCTCTCAGGTATATCTTCCTTGCGGAATCAATATAACCTTTGAACATTGCTAAAGTCTTATCGACTTCAGCTAACGACTCATAGAGATTCGAATTCGAACCTCCACGTCCACGTTTACTCCATACCGAGGTTGTAGCTAGGCTAAGAGCACGGTTCACAAGGGTAGGAGACACACCGAAAGGTATCGTAATTCGTCCAGTCGAGGAATCGATTGGATAAGTTGAGAAACCTGAGGTACGTCTACCAAGTGTCACGCCAGCGTCAACACACCGAAAGCGTTGCTTATAAGCTTCGCTTCCGGAACAGTTGATTGCTGTGCCTTCGACTTCCCAATTAGAACCCGTCCCTTTATCGACAGTTACCGAGCGAGAAGACATCGCGTTAAAACGATATCCAGCTACACCGGCACCACGACGGGGGGCGTTGCCAACAACGTCATCCATAGTCTTGTACAATCCCTCACGGTGACTTCCGCCGTCCACAGAACTAAAAGTCGCCCAAGTTGCAGGTGAACTGCATCCCGAGCGTTTTGATAAATCCTGAAAGACGGTTCCGGAAATCCCGTTGATTCGATTGTCTTTGATACGAAAGCGCTGTGTCATAGTCCTATCTCCTTGGCTCTGCTGAGGATAAGAGAACTTTTGGTTCTCCCAGAGACCCTTCGCCTACGCCGGAGGGAGATGTGCAAGTTCGCTAAGCAAGCGAACCCGTCGAGTCAGTTCCTCATCACTGAGGGTACTGAGATCGACATCAGGCAACACCATATCGTGCTTTCGGGCAACGATACGGGCAAAAGATAGATAAGCGAACTCATTCCAAGACCGGCTATTAACCGAATCGTCAGATTGAGAAGCAGATTTACCATTTGTTGTAGCCATAGCATATCTCCTTAAGGTAGGGTGGAGG